TGCTTGGTTTTAGTAATGGAGACTATGTTAGTATTACTTATGGAGAAAATCAGGGTAATTATGCAATACTTCAACATAGTGATGATATTTTAGAACTAGTTGAAACCGACACACCCGCGCCAACATTTTCAGGACTTTCAATAATTACCTTGGAATATCCTTTGAGTGGAGTACAATGGGTAAACAGGACCTACGAGGGATTTAATGGTATAGACGGAATTGAAAACCCTGAGAATTGCTCAAATATAAAATATACCATCAAAAGAAATTTAACCCGTGAGGCTTGGAGTTCTTATTTGGCTACGATATGCAAGGACGTTCCAAACGGAGTTATAAAATGTACTGATTTTAAGGTTAATGGTAATTTGATAAGCCAGTTTGAAAATGGGCCAGTATTGACTGAAAAAGACGATATAGTTGTATCTACTTTATCAGAAAAGATTTTAGACAAATATGAGTACAAAACCCAAATTGCAATTGATTTTGAAAGTGCCAAACAGCTCATTGATGATGTTATAAATATCAGGGGTTATATACGTGTTTACGATACCCAAAACCGAGTTATTAAGATACATCCTAAATTATTAGATATGTCTTGGAAGGACGGCATAATGGAAATAGTAGGGGAAAGCAGGAATGAAAGTGATTTTGTAGTAATAACATCAAATGATGATGGGATAAATATTTTCAATGTCGGATATGATGATATTATAAACAGGGATTTGGATTGGTTCAAAATCATAAACGATTATGTGCAGATATTTGATAACAACCAAAAACCATTGATAAATCCTACCAACTTTAAAAAGATAAGTCTTAACGGTGTATTTTTTACCGATAAGGATTTATTTTATCAAACTTTAAATAATTTATAGTATTTTTGCTTAACTCAATGTTGCGATAACATAGATAATTATGGACTACTCTTTTTTAAGATTGCTACCTACTTTTACAGAGGCTAAACAGATGATGTTAGACCCTAAGCAATCTACTTATCGTTACTATGATTGTATTTCATTACATCCTAAAGAAACTTATTTACAAATCACAGCATCCAAGGTTGACATTGTGTTTAACGGATCTTATAAGGTTTCGATAATCGACTGTTCTGAAAAAGAATTAAAAGACATTTCTGAAAATGTTACAATATTTGAGTTTTTTGATAAAGATGGAGTTGCTCAAATAGTTTTTGAAATATCCTCAATAAATGAAAGTTGGTACGGTAAGCCAGTTTTTTTAAAGTTTGAAAATACAGTTGGAATAGAAAAATTTTATTCCAATGCATTTACCGTAACGGATGAATATTTAGAGGAAACTATAAGATTAAATTACAAATCATACGGTTTTTTTCAAGGAACGGATTATACTAATGCGCCTTACTTTCAATCCATAAGGGTTAAATCTGAATTTCAAAATACGGATGATTCAACCGAAATGGCAACCTATACCCAAACTAGCGGTAATGTCTTATCTTTAAATCCTACTATTGTTTTTTCTGAAAATTACTCTATTTCATTTATAAATAATTTTACATTCAAGGCTTTATCCGTAGCTTTAAAATCAGATGTTGTTTATTTGGATTACTTCAGGGTTACCGACAGGCCACAATTAAAAAACGGTGACAGGTTAGGCAATAGTAATATGACGACTTGCGATTTTACCGTTCATCGTGATTTTGATGATAATATTGATGATGTAAATCAATTAACACCTTATTTCCAAATAGTAGACAAATACCCGTTATTTTCTTTAAATATATCATTATCAGAATCACAAAAAATAAGTGCTATATTCAATAAAAATATAATATCGGGTATAGGTCAACTAAAAATATTTACCGAGGCAGGAATATTGGTGGAAACATTAACCCAAGATGATCTAAATTTTTCAGGAAATACTTTAAAATCAAACGGCTTTATTTCAGATTATGTAAGTGATTTTGGAAATTACTATATAACATTTACTGAGGGACTAGTCAAATCGATTTCAAACGAAAATATATCAATTAATAATAATATGGAATGGACATTTAAATTGTCAGCTGGAGATTTCTCAGCAGATGATTTCAGCAGTTCGGACTTTTTAATTTATGAACCATGAGTACAAAGTCAACAATACAAGGATTGATAAATTCAATAGCAGACGGAGAGGAAAATACTGCACTAGAAGTAAGAACTGCTTATAATTCAATTTTAAATGAATTATTCCCTACTGTTTACGCAACGAGTAATTTTTCAAACGTAAAAACAGCTTCTTTGACAGGAGGGCAAACATTCTCTTTTATTTTTGCAAAATCAGGAAACAAGGTTACAATGTCGGGGGTTATTAACATATTATTTGATAAACCTGAAAATACGAATTTATTTCAATTTACTGATTCTGAATATTACGGAAAGAATAACGGAACGATAATACTTTACCAAACTTTCGATGTAGAGGGATATAGATTTAGGCTTACTGATGGTATTTTTAGCTGTGTAGATGCTTTGCCGTCGAGTAAATCATCAGGATTTGCGTTTAATATAACCTATTTTACTAACGACTAATGGCATATATCCAAATAAGAAAAAAGTTTTCCAACGTATTTGAACATATAACAGATACGGGAACTTTTATGATATCAAAGTTTTACTTTAAGCTAGATGGTAACGGTTCTATGATAGTGGAGCAGGGAGGGGTGAAAAGGCATACTTATTCACTTAATGAAATTACGGTATATGATGAAACTGGATCAGGAACTCCTGAAACATTTGCAAGCAATGTAGATTTATACAACAGGTTATTATCATTGGGATATACAGGATTTGGAACCAGTTCAGGAGGTAGTACATTATCATTGACAACTTTAGGAGAATCGGGAGAGGCTACTTTAGTGGCGGGACTTTTGAACATTCCAAGATATGATTTATATATTGATGAGCTAGATGAGGAAAATGTAAAATTAACTGGCAATCAAAACATTGACGACATTAAAACCATAACGGGAGCTTTAAGAGTTCCCACAGCTATAGATCCTAATGATGCAATATCATTAAGTCAGGCAACAGCATTGGTTAGAAAAAGAACGGAAACACTTAGATTTTGTTTTATAGCGACTATCAATGCAAACACATCTTGGCTTGCTTACGATAGGGGTACTAGTATTTTATACCCGACAACAATTGTACCTGATACTTATGACAATGTAACTAGGGTTATTAATGAAGCACGTTCTGCTGGATATTCCGTGCCATATAACTGTAAGATAAAAAGAATCTATTGGCAATCAGGCACAATAAGCAATCCAATTACTATAAATGTTCATACGTGGCAAGCAACTAGTTCTACATCATCCAATAACATAACAGTAGGAAGTAAGACAATTGCAGCATCTACTGGTGGTCAATTATATGAATATACAGGAAGTGAAATAGATTTAACAACCACTATAATAGCAGGAAGGAGAATTAGCGTGTTGATATTTAACAACAACTTATCACTAGGACAAATGCGATTTAATTGTTTAAATGTAGAAATAGAAGAAGTATGATATCAACAATTTTAAAAAATCCCCCACAAGGATATGAAAATGTTTTCGCAGGAAATTTTGACGAATTACCCGAAGATAGAGTAGAGGTTCAACCATTTTATGATTTAAAATTAATAAGACCAGTTCTTCTGAATGGTGAATGGTTGGAAAGTGAAAATGAATTAGCAAAACAACAAAGATTAAAATCAGAAGAAGAAAGCATAAGAGCAAGATACCAGTATTTGATAAATGTACTTTTAAATCCGTATATTCAGAAATATATAATAGACAATGAAGAAATACCAAACAATATAATTTCAGAAAGAAATAGACTCAAAGAAGAATGTAATGAATTAATAACCAATTTATATAATTAAAAAAAATGAAAAAATTATTTTATTTTATCGGAATGATATTAATAACATCAAGCAGTTTTGCTCAATTTGATTCTTTTTATGCCACGGCCTTTAATCAAAGTCCTTATCTTGAAAATAGTCAGTACGGAACAATATTGGTAACACCTGTATTGGATAGTATTTTTGACGGAGAAGAAACGGTCTATCATAATCAGGCTTATGCAATAAAAAAAGAAAAAATTAGATGGACAACCTCTCAAATAATTAATTTGAAAGATACAGTAGATACCTATGGATACTTAAAAACTGAAACAGACCCTACAATTTACTCTTGGGCCAAACAATCAACAAAACCTAGTTATTCATATGCGGAGCTTTCAGGCACTCCGTCTTTATTTTCGGGTGCATATAACGACCTTACAGGAAAACCATCTTTGTTTAGTGGAAACTATAATGATTTAGTAAGTCGCCCAACCTTATCAAGCGTGGCGATAAGCGGCAGCTATAACGACTTGATAGATAAACCCACAATTACAAGTTACACAGCAGGAACAGGCATAAGTTTATCGGGCGGAGTAGTGACTAATACAGCACCAAACCAAACCGTATCATTAACTGCAGGAAATAGAATTTCCATAACGGGAACATATCCAAATTTCACTATTAGTTACATTGAACCAACGGCAACAACCGTAACACGGACTGTAAATACAAATTATACCATATCATCAACCAAACAGGCTAATGTTTTTTATTCTATAACGTCAACCGCCACTAATCCTTTATTGGTAGGTACAAGTTCAGGAAATGCTTATTTAGAATATTCGACAAATTCGGGAACAACTTGGATAGGTGTTTCACAAGCAGGAAATAGTAACGGTGTAGGGGTGGCGGTAGCCATAGCATTGACTAACGGACAAACTTCTGTATTGTCGGGTACAATTCCTGCCAATGCATTAGTTAGGATTAGAACTGTTATAAGCGGATCAGCAACAGTTGCTTATGCTGTAGGTCAAGAAACTTATTAAACTTAAATAAAATGGCAAAAGTATCAATCACAAACATAGGTTTACCAGCTCCAAGATGGTTTAAAAGACTAAGCAAGGCGGTAAGTATTTTAAGTAATACGGCAGTTGTTATAATGCTTGGATTAGGCTACGCAGAGGATAGTTTAGTTATGCTTGTAGCACGTGTAGGAATATCAGGATTAATGAGTTTTATAGAAGCTCTTTTAGTAGATTCAAATGAGTAAACCCCTAAATAAATATAAAATGAAAGTAGTAATCGCAGTAGACAAGAACCCAACGCCTGGCGAATTGACAAAATTAGAAGAGGCTCAAACATTATTGAGAAACTACGGTCTTACGGTTGAGTTAATCGGAACAAGGCCAAACGATAGATAATTGAAATATCTATTATACATAGCGTTGCTTGTATCAATTATTACTTATCAGGTATGGTCTTACTTGCCTAAAGGAAGTTTCTATATTGGCAACGCTATTTTTGTATTGATGATTTGTTTTTATCTTTACATCCAAGAAAAGAAAAGTTTTGTTAAATTTGTCTTATTCGAGTTGTCATTGGCTAACTTTATAAATGAGTTATTCTTTGATACAGCAGTTTTAACTTTGGGAGAGGCACTTTTAATAGTGATAGTTCCTTTAATTTGGTTTATTAAATATGGTAACACTATTGAATTATTGGCAGGAAATAAGTTTAACCGTTGGTGCGGTAGCAACTTTTTTCATAGGGAGAAAATCAACAAAGATAGCCGAAAGGAAAAATAATGCTGATGCTGTTACCGCAATGCAAACTACGTATGATGTTTTCTTAAAGCATTATAAAGACCAATACGACCAACTACTTGAAAGACTAAATAAATTAGAGTTAAGAAATGCGGTACTTTTGGAAAGTTCAGAGGAATGGCAATATAAATTTAGGGAACTAGAAAAGAATCACGCTAGATTAAAGTTAGAGTTTGATGATTATAAAAAAACGCACGGAAATGAAAAAGATAATTGAATTTCAAAAGGCTAATGGCTTATCTGCTGATGGTATCATAGGAAAAGCCACAATAGGTAAAATGAGGCAAGTATTTGGAATAACCAACGATATACACCTTGCACACTTTTTAGGGCAAATACACCACGAAACAGGGTTTAATTTAGATACTGAAAACCTAAATTACAGTCCGAAAAGATTACTAGAAGTATTTACTAAATATTTTATCAATTCAAACGCAAATGAGTATGGAGGCAGGCCCATTGTAATAGCCAATAGGGTTTATGCTAATCGAATGGGTAACGGAAATGAATCTTCAGGTGATGGATGGAAATACAGAGGGCGTGGAGCGTTACAATTAACTGGAAAATACAATTATTTAGCTTTCCAAAAATGGCTTAATTTAAGGGACCTAAACCCTGACGATGTGGCAACTAAATACTTTTGGAAAACGGCTTTGTTTTTCTTTGAAGCAAATAGTATTTGGGCGTTTTGTAATGATGTGTCAGATGCAACCATAACCAAAGTATCTAAAAAAATAAACGGTGGCACAAATGGACTTGCTGACAGAATAGCAAAAACAAAATATTACTATAACTTAATAACTAAATAAAATGAAAAACCTATTCTTTACTTTATATTTCCAAATTGGCGTTAGCGTTATAGGCTTACCCGATATTCACAAACACGAAGTAAATCTTCATTCAAACGTAAAATCTAAATATCATTCATAATGAAAATAAAAGGCTCAACTTGGTATGGTGGTGAAGATGATTTAGTTATTAGGGATATAACCGAATTTTAATAAAGTCCGCCTCATAGATTTACTTTATGGCTCGGCAAAACTTAAACCACAACTTCATTAGATTGTGGTTTTTTATTTAATTAAAATTAGGTTGTATTGAAATAAATATTATATTTGAAATTATTAATCCATGAAAAAATAAAAGAAAATGGTAACTTATTTTAACAGAAAAGATTTAGTAGATTTTGGAAGGTTCTTATTATCGGAAGAAAGAACAAAAAGCATCAATGATAATTATCGAGAAGGAGATAATTTCACAAAAGAAGAAAGGCTACGAGAGGTTTATCATGCAGATGTTGAAAACTTCTTAGAAACAATTAAGAAAAAGTAAAAACCAAAAGCCTTTCATCCGAGAGGCTTTTTTTATTCGAAACATTTACTATATTTGTCAAAGTTCATTGATTATTTATGATTTATGTTTGGACGGGAGTTCGACTCTCCCCACCTCCACAAAACGATGCCGTGTATAGTGTTGTTTGGTTTAGTCAGCCGATATATAAATTGACTAATTCGGGGGTGACTGGTTTTGACAGCGTATTATGACTAAATAGGAGAACTAAAATAATAATCGACAATAAAAATGTCTTTAGTATTGCACCGCTTAGAGCGACTGCATAACTACGAATTCACATCGTAAAAGTGTAAAAGCCAATTATTTATATAGTTGGCTTTTTTTATTTATATTTGCTTAAACTAAAAAACAAAATTATGACTGAATTAGAAATTAAATGCGGTGGGAAAAATGAAGGGGTTTTAAAAAGATTTATGCAAGAGTTTTTTCCTTATTCGGAATTTAAAAATATTGGTTTTTTTACTGAAGAAATGAAAAACAATTATTACTTACAAGCAGTTAGGGTTTGTAAATATTTTGGTTTTGATTCTATATACGAATATGGCTCAAAAGAAATAAAAGGACACATTACTTATGTTGATGGAAAAAGACCAAAAGATGAGGGTTTTATTTCTGTATTTAAAAGCATATACGAATGAAAATACTAATTAAAATACTCCTAATCGCTTTATTACTTCAATCCTGCGACATCCAAAAGGAAGCATCAAAGCAAAAGAACGACATTGATTTCACCGAGCGTATAGAAACAAAGGAAATACGCAAGGGCGATACGGTTACTTATATTGTTCCAGTTATTAAATACAAAGATACGGTAATAACCACCATAAGCCGTCAGGGAACGATTTTAAAGACATATTACGACAATAACGGAAATATATCAAAGTCAGACTGTATCGGTGCTGAAATAGAGCTTTTACGCAACGAAATAAGAACATTAAACGATCAATCCAAAACAAAAGAAAAAACAAAAGAGGAAAGTTATTTTGATAACCCATTACTTTGGATGATTATTGCGTTGGCAGTTATAGTTTTATTGAAAAAATAGTATCTTTGAATAACATAATTTTGGTTGGTTAATTAGAAAAAAGGCGTTCCTTGTAAAATAGAGAACGCTTTTTTAGTATATTTACATCGTGTTTTGTTTTTGTTTTACAGTTAATTGTTTTGTTTTAGACCCGATTAGAGATAGTCGGGTTTTTTATTTGTTAATGTTTTGTTAAATATATGTTTTCTATTTTGAAATAAGAAAACAAGATGTATATTTGTATCAGAATTAAAAACAACAATTAAAAAATAGAAATTATGTTTAAAGTAGTAAAATTTATGTTTGATAAAGAATTGAACAATGATAATTCAAAAACCTATTCGACAAAAGAAGATGCAACAAACGCAGGTAACTCTTGGAAAAATGATTGTACTGTTCACGCTAAAATTAGAGATTCTCGTTGGTTTGAAGTTGTTGAGGTAAAATAAATAAAAATCAGGGGATTAACCTCCCCTTAAAATTAAATTAAATGCAAAACAACATCTTAAAGAATTACATCGAGCAAAGTGGTTTATCGCTTCGGGAATTATCAGAAAAGTCAGGGATAAACATTTCAAGACTTTCAAGAGCGCAAAACAGCAAGCGATTAAGCACAGATATTACATTAGAGCTATCATTTGCTTTAAAAGACACCAAAGTATCAATCAAAGGAATTGAGAACGGAAAAGAAGTATTTTTAAATTTAGAAATAAAATATTAGTTATGGAATGTGGTATATTAAAAGTTGGTGATTCTGTAAGGTTTACAGACCACGCAATAAAAGTATTAGGTAATATTGTTGATAGTGAAGTTCATATTGTTAAAACAATAGAAGAAGATGTATCACAACACGAACTAATAACTTTTGAGGACGGAGACAGTTGTGATGTTCATTGGTTAGAAAAAATATAATCATGAACTACGACTACGACCACTTAGGTGTTGGAAACTCACAGCACCCAGCTAACCTACCCGAAATAGATTCGGAAGAGGAAAAAGAACTTACAATACGTGAGGCATACGAAACAGGACACGAGCATTTAATTATGGATGCTATAGGAAGACAGGAGCAGAAAGAATCACAAGTATATTCTGAATTGGTTTTTTTACGTGATTACATAATCCAAACCGAAACTGAATCAAAGCCTAAAACATTTATCAAAAACAAGATTAACAAACTTTTAAAAACATTGGAATAATGAAAACGAAACTTTTAAGAAAAATAAGGAAACAGTTTGTAATTAATTATTATCCTGATGGGGGGTTTGATAAAGATGGAAAATACACAAAAAAAGAATTATTGACATTAGATAACCTAAAAAATGATTTTGAAAGTTATTCAATAACAATAGGAACGGTTGAATTCCCTTTTTATAATGATGCTTTAAATTATTATAAAGAACTTATTATTGAAAGAGTAAAAAAAGAATGGTCTTACAAAATTAAGTCCAAAAAAATATCCAAAACAAAGGTTTGGTATAATCAATAAAACAAAAACAATGAGTGCAAACGAAGAATTTTACACAGCAAGAATACAGGCTTTAGAGAACGAAGTAAAACGCCTTAATGACGAATTACGTTCGGTTAAAGATGTAGCTTTTAAAACAAGGCTAACTGATCCAAATTTCGACAAGCCAATAAGCGAAATAGAGTTTAATTACGAACTTATAAAACCAAGTTAGATTATGAAAAATATATTAATATACACGTTTTGCACCCATAGCATATATTGAAATTAACGAATCAAATAAAAAGTAAAATGGAAAAAGACATTAGCACAACAGTAGTAATAATATTTCTGCTTATAATATTATTATACATTATTACAATAGCGGTTTTAGGAGCTAAAATACAAGTTCAGAACAAGCAACTTTTAGGAAAAGACAAACGTTATTTAAAGCTTTACGATGCAACTGTAAAGGATATAACAAAGCTCCAACAAAAGTTAATCAGCAAAGAAAACCAAATCGACAAATTAGAAGAAGTAATTCATAACCTTGAAAAAAATAAACAATATGATAACTTATAAATTTATATTAGGATTTTTAGGAATATTTATAATTTTTATAGCTATTCAAGAAAGAAAAAAATTAGCAAGTTTTAGGGAATGGCTTAAATATTTTATAATCATAATGGTAGCTGTAACTTTAATAAAATTAAGTGTGTGAGCTAAAAATAAAAACACAAAACAGGATATTCCTATTGCTTTACATTCTTTTAATTATATTTTAAATACTTGTTAATTGTTAATTTTTTGTTAAATATAATTGAAAAGTGATTTCATATATCAAATAGTCGTATCTTTGAATATCAAAATTAAACAACTAGAAATTATGAAAACTATTAAATCAATAAAAGAAAATGTAAATGTAGAATTATTATCTACTTCATTCGCTTACGAAGATGTTCCTGCAAACGAAATTAGAAACATTGAAACAGAAGTTGAATTGGCAATGCTTATAAAAAATAATTCTTTATCTACATCTTTCAAGATATCTTATTCTGTAACTAACTATTCTTACGAAATTACGAATATAGAAGTAATTAATTTACTTAGAGAATTATACAAAGTATCTTCTAACAAGTTTGTAAAAGATGTAATAGCAACTGTTGGTCAAACAAAAAAATACTCTCAAAAACAATTAGACATTATAGTATCTGAATTGGTAAAATTCGAAAACTTAACAATCAATTTTTAATAACAAAAAACTATGGCAACTTCAATTAAAGAATTAGAAAAACAAGCGAAAAGAGAACAATTCGCAAAAGAATTTTCAAAAGTGTATTCTGTTAAAAATGAAAATTCAGACACAAGAAAGAAATACGACGTAACTCCGTTTCATAAAAAAATCTTCATATCGGAATAAAATGTCAGTAACAGATAAAATCACAATTACAAACGAGGACAATATGGCTTTAATGGCTCGTTATCCTGATAATTATTTCGACTTAGCCATTGTTGACCCGCCTTACGGCATGGAAGGAAATAAATACTGCACTGTTAATAAAAAATTTATAAAACAAGGGTATAAAGTAGCTGAAATCGATAGAGGTGGAGTTACTGGTTTTTCATTAGGAAATAGACCTACTAAAGAGTATTTCGATGAATTGTTTAGGGTTTCTAAAAATTATATTATTTGGGGAGGTCAGTATTTTTCTGGGCTAATTCCTCCAAATCCTTGCGTAATAGTATGGGATAAGAAAATGGGTAAAGGAGTTCGTTTTTCAGATGGCGAAATAGCTTTCACTTCTTTTAAAACAAGAGTTGATTTTTTTAGATATAATACAATTCATTGTAACAATGAATTTGGAGGCAGGATTCATCCTACCGAAAAGCCTGTTGACTTATATAAATATATCCTTGAAAATTATGCAAAACAAGGCAATAAAATACTCGATACGCATTTAGGTTCAGGAAGCATCGCCATAGCATGCCACGATTACGTATTTGAATTAACAGCTTGTGAATTAGACAAAGATTACTTTGATTCAGCGATAAAAAGAATACAAAAGCACGTTTCCCAACAAAAACTATTTTAAATATGAAACAGCAACTAAAACCCAACCGCTCCGATAACAGGGGCGGTAAACGTGAAAACGCAGGACGTAAACCCGAAGGACGAACGCCATACGGTAAGCGTGTAAGTCCTGAAGAGAGAATAAAATTAGACGAATATCTTTCAGAAATAAGGAATCTAAACCCTTTAAAATAAAGATAAAAAACCGTATATTTAACTTGTAAAACACACAAATAAAACACATTATGAGTACAACAAAATTAAATTTGTATCAAAAACTTTCATTGATACAAAGCGAGGTAAAAGGACTTGGAAAAGACAAAGATGGTCAAAATTACAAATACGTAACAGGATCAAAAGTTTTGGACCATATCAAGCCGTTAATGATTGCGCACGGAATTTTACTGAAGCAAGAAATTGTTTCAATCGAAAACGTTAGGCAGGATTACCGAACCTCATTATTTCAAAATCAGGAAACAAAAGAATGGAATGGAAAGCCTAAAACTGAAATACTTTCAAAAGTTATGATGAAGTTTACTTGGATTGACTGTGAAACAGGTGATAAAGACGAAAATAGCTTCGGTGCAAACGGTCAGAACGACTGGGATAAGGGTGTAGGTTCGGCTTTGACTTATGCGGAGCGTTACTTTTTGCTTAAATACTTTCATATAAATACTGACGAAGATGATATTGATAACCCCGAACGTAAAGCAGAAGAATTGGCTGAACAAAAACGGATTGAAGCAGAACAAGCCGAAGCTAAACGAATAGAAGATGAAAGGCTATTAAATATAAAATTAGATTTGGATAGTTGCGGAACTGTTGAGGAACTTGGAGAAAAATATTTATTATTAGAAAAACAAGACCAATTTGCATTTAAAAAATACACAGCAACACTAAAAGAAAAATTAACCAAAAAACAATAATTATTATGTCAAAAGATTTAGCATTAGAAAACAGCGAAGCTATGCAACAATGGGAATCAGAAAATACAGATGTTATTATTCCGATTGAACAAGAACAAGAAATGGAAAGTGAATACATTCAACTTTTACAAAGGCTTCAAAGAAAAGAAGAAACATTAAGCTATTCATCTTTAAAGGCTTTTTCAAAATCTCCAAGAAACTTTATTCAGTACAAATTAAAACCACGTTCAGAGCAAACAGAAAGTCAAATATTTGGTAGTTTATGCGATTGTTTTTTAACAACTCCTGATAAGTTTGATCAAATGTTTGTTATCGTTAATAACTTTCCAACAAGCGAAAATCAAAAAGGTTTTTGCGCTGATATGATAGCGGGTAAATCAAAAGAAGATGCCTATGCCAATAATTATAAAGTTGGAGGTGTTGATAAGGTTTGGGAAACATTAGGGAGCTATATTACAGCCATTCAATCAAGAAAAATGGTATGCACTACCAAAATGAAAGATGAAGCCTTTAAAATAGTTGAAAACCTTAAAAAATCAGAATTGATTATGCAGTTTGTTGATAGCTGTAATGATTTTCAGGTAAAACACGAATGGGAATATAGCGGATGGAAATTTAAAGGATTTACCGATGCAGAGGGAACAAGGATTATAATTGATTTTAAATATACCGTTGATTCTGACCCTGATAAATTTGAACGTGATATTTTGAAATATAAATATTATATGCAAATGGGTATGTATTCAGAAGCCGATGGAAGTTTGCCTGAATGCTATTTTATTACTTACGATAAATCATTAAACTTTTCAATAATAAAGCTTGACGTTTCTTTGTTGATGTACGGAATAAGAGAATATAAATATTTGGTTGCTAAATTAGAACAATGCATCAAGCAAAACAGATGGTCAGAAAGCTATAACTTTTTTGATGTTCAAATGAGAACAGTTTACAAACCTAAATGGATTAAAGGTTTTGAGACTGATGCAAATGATATTGAGTAATGGAAATCACCATCATTAAAACCTTATCAGGAGTGTTTAAACCGTGTTACGACAGCGACTATGAAAACGCTAAAAAAATACCTATAAATACTCCCTTTACGGTTAAATATACAAAGAAGCGTAACATAAAATTTCATCGTAAATTTTTCGCTTTGATTAATATGGTTTACCAAAATCAGGAGCGTTACAATTGCATCGAGCATTTACGCAAAGATTTAACTATTGCCTCAGGATTTTACGAAATACGTTATGGTTTATCAGGCGAGGAAATAACGGAAGCTAAAAGCATATCATTCGCATCAATGGATGAAATAGAATTTAGCGAACTTTACAGCAAGTTTGTCGATACGGTTGTAAAATATTTTGAATTCGACAAAGAAGATATTGCAGAAAATATAGAAAGGTTTTTCTAAATAGTTGTATATTTGTTTTAAATCCGCCAAGATTAAGAACTTAACAATTCCCTTTCTTTTATCACTTGGCGGTATAATTGAAGGGGAATTTACTTTTATGACTAGATTGGAAAAAATACAATTGGCAATTTCAAAAGGCATTACGTATAACGAAAAAAGCGGTGATGTAATTGGAGTTAAAGGAAATGTTTTGAGAGCTAAAGATAATCAGGGTTACATATATTTTGGTATATGGAAAGATAACAAAACATATAGGCTTTATGCCCATCAATTTGCATGGTTTATCATGTATAATGAATGTATAGATATGATAGATCACGAAAACAGGATAAAGACAGATAATAGAAAATTAAATTTAAGAAAAGCAACAAGATGCTTGAATTCATTAAACAGAGATTCGTTCGGAGCTACATTTGATAAAAAAAAGAATAAATGGATTGCTCAAATAATGATAGATGGTAAAAATAAAAATTTAGGCAGATTCGAATTAAAAATAGATGCACAAAATAAATATAATGAATACAAACAAAAAATAATTAAAAACTTAATAAAATGAGCGAAATTACAGGAAAAATTATCCATATCGGACAAACAGAAACGGTAGGTAGTGCAGGAACATTTAAAAAAAGATTGTTAGTTGTTGAAACCGACGAACAATACAGCCAAAAAATACCAGTTGATTTTGTACAAGATAAAACATCAATTCTTGACAATTACAATATTGGAAATGAAGTCAAGGTTGGTATAAACATTCGAGGCAATGAATACAACGGAAAGTATTATTGTAGTTTAAACGGTTGGCGTATTGAAAAATTAGGATCTTCAAACACAGCACAAACTCAAAACAATCCAAAAGAGTTTGACGCACCTACGAGCCTTAATGAAGAGGATTACTCAGATTTACCTTTTTAAATTATAATATTACCATTTTAATTCATATCTTTGTAATTAATAAATAATCTAATTATGAAGATATGTTTTAAATGTGGTGTTGAAAAAGAAATTACAGAATACTACAAACACCCTCAAATGTCGGATGGTCACTTAAATAAGTGTAAATCCTGTACGGTAAAAGATTCTAAAAAAACAACAGATAAAAAAACATCTACTCCTGAGGGATTGGAAAAAGAAAGAGAACGACACAGGAATAAATATAGGAGGTTAGGTTATCGGGAAAAGCAAAAAATATGGGATGAAAAAAGACCTTGGAAATCATCTTATAAATATAAAAATTTACACAGAAAGTTTAAAACCCCAAAAGGTATAGAATTGCATCACTGGAGCTATTTAGATGAAAATATTGAAGATATAATTTTGCTTGAAACAAAAAGTCATAAGATAGCTCATACATTTTTGATATTCGACAATGAAAAATTAATGTTCAGAGATTTAAACAATGAATTGTTAGACACAAAAGAAAAACATTTACTTTATTTAATATTAAAAGGAATTAAGATATAAAAATGGAACAGCAAATACTTGTTTATTATTTCATAAAAGAAATGACAATACACGCAATTTCAAACTTGCTAAAGGTCACCCAGCATTATGTAAAAGTAACTATAAACGCATCTTTAAAACCGATAAACAAAACTGATTTTATAACATTGGAATCTAAAATGAATAAAAACTAAAAATAATAATTATGGACCAAAATTTCACAGAAGAAGAAAAACTAATTTTTGATGCAATTGTTGCCGGTAGAAAAGTGCAGGATTTTTTATGGGGCGAATTATCGCTAACAAAAGCACCTTATCATCTAAATAAAAACATTTGGACTGATGTTTTTCAAAAGAGGGTAAACAAGATTGACCAAATTAATTTCGAGCATCCATCCGCTGTAATTGAATTGAGAAAAAGACTTTTGCAACAGGCAACTTTATCTATTCAAGCAATGATGGTTTTGGATAAGTATTTGGAATTTAAAAAGCTTTAGTTATGAAACAAACAACACAAGAAGCAATTGAAAGCGTAAAGCAAGGTAATATATCATATTATCAAAAAGCTTTGTCATTCTCTTTAGAATGGTGCAAAATACAGATGAAGCCTTTTACTTCTGAAGAACTTAAAAATGCTTTTTATGCTTTGGGTAATGATCCGCCAAGTGAACCTCGTTTATGGGGTGCTGTAATCCGTGAAATAAGATACTATGGAATGATAAAATCAAACGGATATCGTAAAAGTAACAACCCAGTTTGCCACAACCGACCACAAACAATTTGGATTAGCCTGCCTTACCGACTAAAACAACAACAAAACGCAACTAAAGAAAAAAGTTTAAAACTTGAATTATAAAAAGCAATTGAACTTTATAACAAACTAAACAACAATTAGATTATGGAACTACTTACAGGAAAAGCAAAAGAAGATTTTAATGAATGGGTTAGAAAAGAAATGTTTCATTTTGGATTCGATTATAACCAAGATCCGATTAAAATAAATAATTTATCAGAATCATTTTTGAACTCTATTATTATAGATTGGTTGGATTCTATTCAAATAGTAGTAGTGATTGAAAGTTTGGCTAAAAACTTCTTTTCATTTCAAATAAATTCTAAAAAGTGGATTGATTCAGAATGCGCATATAAAACCCGCCAAGAAGCCACAACAGAAGCAATTAAAACTGCTATAGAAATCTACAACAAAAAAAACGATTAGCATTGTGTATTGAATTATTATTTATATATTTGTTTCAAGTTATTGTTCGGGCAGGCTCAATAACGGTTTAAAATTTATTTAAAAAAGCTCACAAAAGTAAGTCCTGCCCGACTGAAATTGTGGGCTATTTTATTTTGAATTATTATGTCTAAGAATAAAAACAAAATACATAGATATTATGTTTACTTAAGGAATAATTTTACTTGTGTTTATTGTGGATTAAAGTTTATTGTTCCATTTGATTGGGATAGAAAATCAGCAATACATAACGGAGAAATGTTTTTAGAAATAGATCACATAATACCTTTCTCAAAAGGAGGTTCAGATGATATAGATAATAAGCAATCTCTTTGCCAAAAATGCAACAACGCTAAATCTAATCATTATGGCAACTGATAAGAAATCATTTTTACTTTATTGTGATTTAATTCACACGGTATCAAAAATGCCAAATGAAAAGGCAGGTGAATTGTTTAAACACATTTTACAATATGTTAATGACGAAAATCCAATTACTGAGGACTTAATTATTCAATTAACTTTTGAGCCTATTAAACAGTCATTAAAGCGTGATTTACAAAAATACGAAAACATACGACTTAAGAATATAGAAAACGCAAATAAGCGGTGGAATAAAGAAAATACGACCGCATCCGACCGCATGCCAAACTATGCAAAAAATGCCGTAAGTGATAGTGTAAATGGTAGTGTAATTGTAAAAGATAAATTAAAAATAAATAATATAGATGACCGCAAATTAAAATTTGCTTCCACACTACAACCTTTTTTAGATATTTATGGTAAAGACTTTTTAAACGACTTTTATAAATATTGGACAGAGCCAAATAAATCAAATACAAAATTTAAGCAGGAACTTGAACGCACTTGGAGCTTGGAAAGAAGATTAGAAACTTGGTCTAAAAATGATAAAAACTTTAATAATAAAAAAAATGGAACTACAAAAATTGTCGACACAGCAGAATTTAAACAAATCGCTCAAGCAATTAGACAAAACGGAGGCAGAAAATGAAATAAAAGCTTCTTTAGTTTTGGCAATGGAGAGAACAGATTTAGATTTTAGAAATATTGAAAGCACATCAAACGATGTAGTAGAGGAATTTCTGCATTTAAAACTATCAGATGTAATTGAGGCTTTAAGATTAGGTAGTCTTGGCAAATACGGAAAGTCTTTTAAACTTACAACTCAAGAAGTTTGTTTTTGGATTAGGCAATATATGGCGGATAAAAACAAAAACAGAATGCTATGAGTTGGAAAGATAACAAGGCAATTGAAAGAATTTTCAATACATTCAAGCGAAACAACAAAGTAATATTTCAACAAGATGTTGATGCTTTGAAGCAATTAAAAGAAAGTATTGAGGAATCGGAAAAGAAACTTACAAGAGATAACATTCTTTATGCTAAGTTGGTTTGCCATATGATAAGACTAAATTTAATGTATTACAAGGATATTAAATTAGCGATTACAGAAACTGGATTTAATTTAAAACAGCCTTTAGAATATCACTTGGAATTACTTACAAAGGTTTTAAATGAGAATGATATAAATAATTATATTAATCAAAATGAAAATTCAAGTTTAAAAGACAAGAGCTTTCAGGATGAATTTTTAAATAAGCTGAATACTAATTGGGCTTTGGATAAAGTTGCTGTTAGTTTCTACAAAACCGCAAATGATTTTTTAAAGGATATTGATAATTACATATAAACATAGAATTATGAAAGAAAATGATAAAAAAAAATGGAGAGAATATATATGTTCACTACAAGAAAAATACAAAATAATTCCTACTGAAGTATGTTACCAAATAATTCAAAAATATTTCATTAGAATGTATGGTAAAAGATTTACTTCAGAAAATATGAAATATATGTACAGAGAATCAGATGATTTTATAATTTCATTGGAAAACTCTTTGTCTTTTTTGTCGGACACGGTAAAAATTAATATTATTAGAAGAATGGATTTATTAAAATCAGAAAATAATAATTGGATTAATTTAATATTATCGAAATGACAGACTTAAATTTTGATGATATAAAAAAAGAAAATGAAGTAATTATTGATTTTAAAACTTTAGAATCTAATTGCTTTGTTGATTTGTCGGAGGATTTAAAACCACCCGAAACATTGCTTTCAATCGGACAGCACGAATATAAAGGTAATTTTTACGATACGCCAATAATGACTGCAGGAGAATTTTCAGCAATAGTAGCGGTATCAAAATCAAAGAAATCATTTTTAAAGTCGGCTTTACTTGGGTCATATATTGGAGGAAATGCTAATTTACAGTTTTCGAATATAAAGAGCCACAGATATAAAGATTTTACTATATTAGACTTTGATACGGAAATGGGTTCTTATTATGCACAGCGTACCTTTAGACGTGTTTTAGAAATGGTATCACAACCTTATGAAAATTACAAAAGTTATGTTACAAGACATTTGACATCTTCGCAACGTTTAGGACTTATTGACTACTGTTTAAAAAACCAATCAGAGCTTTATAAAGAAGAAGTTAAGTTGGTTTCTATTGATGGAATTGCTGATTTGGTAGAAAATACTAATGATATAATTATGAGCAAGGAAGCTTCTGACTATATTATGCGCTGGACACACGAATATAACATTCATATAACAACCGTAATACACAAAAGCGGGTTAACTGGCAAACCATTAGGACACCTTGGAACTTATGTGCTTAAAAAGGCCGAAACGGTAATAGATTTGGAATTGCAGGAAGATGGTTCCGTATTAGTTTCAAATCCCTACAGTCGTGGATATAGATTTGATGATTTTACTTTCGATATTGATAAAAATGCATTGCCTTATTTAGTTGATTAATGGCTAAAAAACAACCAACAGAAACAATATCATCCGACATAAAAGAGCTTAGCGATTTAAAAGTAAAGCGTGTTGTTGAAGAAACAGAAATTTACAACGAAAAAATAAAACAATTAGAAAGTAAGATAGACTTATTTAACTTTGGAATTAAAACAAAATAAATTATGAAAAATAAAGACTGGACTGGAGATACAAACTCAATTTTTAAAACGCTTGGAAGTTCTCATCATACAGAAGAAGATAGAGAAGAAAATGATTATTACGCTACAGACCCAAGAGCCGTTGAAATGCTTTTAGAATTAGAGAATATAAATAAAAACGTATTAGAGCCTGCTTGCGGTGAAGGTCATATTTCCAAGATATTAATACAACACGGACACGATGTAATATCAAGTGATTTAATTGATCGAGGATTTGGCAAAGGAGGTTTTAATTTTTTAGAATCAACAGGTTCTTTTTATGGTGATATCATTACAAACCC